TAATTTACTCACAACGTAATCACTATATCCCTTTTCCTTACATGAACATCTTGTCATTTCTACGTTTGATTTGTATTCACCTCTAATCGCCGAAACCTCAATACCATCAAGGTATTCTGACATCTCAACAATTTTTCTATATGACAAACCACTAAAACAAGTTGTGAACATTAATTTAGTGTCTTTAGTCATAATCGGTTTTAACGCGTCGATAACTTCCTTTATCTTTTCGTAATTTTCTTCAGTCTGTACTAATTTTTTTCCTGTACCATAACTTGTTAAATTTATCTGATTAAGGACATAAGGATATTTTGTTATAAATTTCTTTATACCTTCTATGGTTTCATCTAAACTTTTATATGGACCAACACTGTGTGTAAATTTTGACAAAAAACTATATAAATTAAATTCTTCTTTTTTATAGTTTATGTAAATTATTAAGTGTGTTGGTCTTCTTCTTTTAAATAAATCTTTTATCCACATATTAATTTGGTCCAAACATTTCAATAAATTTATCGAAGGCAGTTTTACCTTTTCTTAATCCAAACGTATAATGGAATGGGACCCCAATTTCCATTAAGTGTCTTATCTGACCATTTACAGTATATTCTTTGTAGTTATCATTACTTTTTGATTTCACTCCATTTACCTCAATACAATCTCTTATCGGTGGTAATATATTTGGATTAAAGAAATTATCATCAATGGTCAATGAGTTAGGGTCAGGATTTAAATTGGCAGTAAACTCTTGAATACGTTGATTGTAAATTCGACCTGTATAATAACTCTGTACCTCACCATCTCCTTGTACCTCACCAAATCCGTGTCCGTGTGTGTCCCACATGTAATATGGTACCCTTTGTGAATTGTCACCAAGTCTACCCGGTGTGTTAATACATTTTCTTATTAATGAACCATCATATTCTATTGTTGGTGTTGTTGTGTCGTCTTCACTGAAAACAAAATCTAAACCAACCGCACCTTTACCATCGAAAAGATTAGCATATAATGAGGTGTATGGGGAATTTGATTGTTCCGATTCAAATGGGTAAATTCCTGTTTGTGTGTTAAAATTTAACAACTGAGCAATGTCACCATCAATTTGTCCTTTACCTCTTCTATCGAATAAATCTTGAACATCTAATCTTCCCTTTTCTTTTATTTCTTTCGATTGGATGATGTATTCCATTAAATCATCAACACCCTTAAATGATGTTGCACCAATACTTCTAGAAACTGAACAGTTTACATCTAACGCAGCATCGATACATACCTCATTAATCCACGTCAATCTTGGACCTAAGTCAACAATAGTTGTTGGAAAATTAATTTCTCGTTTGTATGTTGACCCTCCGATAAGGTCTGTTAGTTTACTTACCCAAGCCTTACCTGACACACTTGGGTCAAATGACATAATTCTTCTTGTACCGTAAAATCCTTGAGTTTTTCCACTATACACCTCGTCATATGTTTTTGTTGTATTTGGGACAATATCGGTACCGTTGTATTGGGTTTCAAAATTACTATACTCTTGGTGGTATGGTGTTGACCTGTAATAATAATGTATTGAACCGTCAGTATCCACTTTTTTGTATACACAGTCTTTACAGAAGTTATTTTCCCCTCTTCTTTTAAATTGGAAGAAATACAATACTCCATTTATCCATGAGTCAGTGAAAATGTACGATACGACTCCACCACACATTAATTTACCGAATAATTTTCTTCTTCTATATGAACTTAATAACTCACCATTTTTTCCTGCCAATGGTATTATTGTATAAACTCCATCTCTAAATTCCGACCAACCTGTTAGTGTTCCACCGTTAGTTTGTTCAACTTCAACATAGTATGGTCCCTTTTTCTTAACTTGCCCATAATAGGTTCCTCTGTATATACATCTTGAGTCTTCGTTTCTGAAATCTCCTCTATTCTCCGTTGGCCACTTTGCAAACTCCGATGCAACTCCACCTAAATTATAAGGTGGTCTTGTTTCACATTCTCCAATGTTAAGACCTAAAATCGTGTCGTTATAATCATAATCAAGTTGATTGTAAATTGGGTTGGTACCTAAAGCCGCATTTGGGGCTCTGTAAAGTTTTAATCTATCAAGACCTTCAACATATGTGTCAACTGTTCCACCCGTTGAACCTGTTAAAGGTAATACTATACCTCTTAATCTCATATCACCCGTTCTTCCTAACTCATCTTCAATAATGGCATCATATTTTTGACAACCACTTTCAACTTCGTTAATGGTCACACTACTATAAGGTACATTACCCGCAGGGTCAAACCATACGTTTTTAATTTTTACCCTACCGTCAATTTCGTGACACGTTCCTGAAACAGGATGGTCTAATGGGGTGTTAAACGCCTCCGAAATTTGACTTATAATTGATGAGTATATTAATTGTATTTTCCATTGTGAATACTCATTATCCCACACTATTGGAAATTGTTGACCCACACCAACGGTAATGTAATCAGATTGTCCTGAAAATAATTCAATCTCAAACACGTATCTTTGGTAAAGAAAGTCACCGTCAGCATTAACTCCTGAATTGTTTGTTGGTAATGGTGTGACAGGTGTAAATGTGTCAAAATACAAAGACCCGTCTGGGTCGAATCCAGATACTCCGGAACAACCATTAACGGTTTCAACTGAAGTAATTGTTCCACTTGATAAAGATTGTCCAGGTTTACCACAAACGTTATCAAGTGTTCCATTTGCAGGAACCGTAGCCGTTGTGGAATTGTTATCACAATCTAAATATGTTACCGTATATCCACTTGTTGGTGATGAATTTGTAAATGTATATTTACTACATGTTCCATCTTCTCTAGCAATTTGATATCTCTCCTTCATGGTGACATTACTAAAAGTTGCCGTGGTACCTGTAACTGCGTCAAACTCTAATTTTGGAACGTTTACGGTTATTTCGTTTGCTTGGGTATCCTCATTACAATCGTAACAATCGGGATAGGTAATAAGTGATAATTTGAATATATTTCTAAATTGGAATTCTTTTGCTCTTTGGAACATTTTAGCGGAAGCTCTTGACGATACACCCGTACTTTCAAGAAGTTCTGCAATTGCAAATAAACTTTGTGCTGTTATCTCTTTAAAGAATAATTGAATGAGTAATCCGATGTATTCAATATAACTTATAATAGTTAAAATGAAAAAGTTAAATCTGTGATTTCTAACCGCATCGTTTATTGGAAAAAAGTTATTTGTTCCTGAGCAATCTGCTCCCTGTTCTGGCCAAATTTCTTTTATACCGATGAATGATTCGTTTCTATCTTTTACTAAGAAACTAAAAAGTTTTTCTAAAGCACTTGCTTTATAATATTTGTTAACAAATTGGGAAACACTATAAACCCTATTATATCTTAATTGGAAGAAGTAATCTTGAGGTACTTTAGTTTTTCCCTCACTAATGGCTTCAACACTTGTTCCTGTCATTTCTCCTAATGCCTCTGATGGGTAGTCATCTATCGATGTACTAAAAGAATATGATTTTGGATTTATAGTTCCATACTCACCGACTCTACTCGTGTCATTTGTGTGGTATTCTCTAATATTTGGAACTAAGAATTTACCGGTGAACACATTTCTTGCACCTGCATCTTCCCCTAAAGAAAATCTAAATCTATAGTTTCCTTGTGTTGGTATACCGACATTCGGATTTTTAGACTCAACTAAATTACCGAATTCATCTGTGGTAAGGTAGGTCATATTCATCGGCACTCTAAAAAAGAATGTACCATTGTCATCAATAACACTATCAATTTTAACAGATTCCAAAATTGGTCTATCAATTATTGGGTTACCGTTAATATCTTTTTCGTAATTACCACTGAATCTTATTGCCTCAATATCACCTTTATGTGTGGTAAGTCTACATTTTTCACCCATTTGGTTGTCCACGTTACAATTTTGGGTTAACGCATCTTTTCCTGTATCGGTAAAAGTTCCACCCATTAATAACGCGTAAGGTTCGATTCTAATTCCCTTTTCTTTTAAATCGAAATCGGTTCTTGTAATACCAATTTCACATAATTCTTCATTACCCCAAAAAGGATAAACCTCTATTGTTCTATCAAAAGAAACAATTTGTGGAAGGTCCGATAAATTATTCGAGTCTCTATAAGTGTAACCGTTTATGAATTTTTCAGGTGAAACACCTTCGTACATTAAATCATAAGGAATTAATGATTGACATCCAATATCCGATAAATCAACATCACAATGAATAATTTGTTGACCTAGTGGTACACCCCATATCATGAAGTCACCCGCATCGTTTGTTTTTACCGTGTATTTGTAATATTTCTCAAAAACCTCCATATACTCTTCTCTTGAAAGAATATCCTCTTGGTCAAAAAACTTACCTGTCGGTGTGTGTCCTGTGTGTTGTTTTCTTGAAGGTAATAAGTGATAACGATATCCATCTTCAGATGTGTCGTTAATTTCTTTGTACGGGTAAAGAGCCGCAACTACTGGGTCGTTTTCGTCAACATCACTTAACGGGATAAAAATTGAAATCCTTGCATTTGGTACCCCAAATCCATTGTTAACTGAAACACGACCAACAACTACACCATAATCGGAACAAAGTCCCGTGGCGTACACATCTTTTTGTGTGAATTTCAAAGATAATATCTCCAACAAATCAAAATCTTGTTTGAGTTCGATATTAATCTTTTGGTCACGACCGATATCTGTATGAATTCTATGCTTTTGTATCATCTTATATAAATAGAAACTCCTTAGTTTTCTATAAGATAAGAAAAAAACAAATTAATATGTAGTCGAAGTGAGAGTTTTAATCCTAACTTTAATATCTGTGTTCGGAACCCTTACTTGGAATATCTGATTTGACTTCATATATATAGTACTTTCAGCTTGTAGAATCTCTTTTGTTACATCATCTTTATATGATTGTGAAACTTGTGCTGAAGAGTAATCCCCACCGATTTTATTGTAAACTCTAATATCTACAACGTTAACAACACCAACCACATTACCAATTTGAGTTTTTAAATCCCCAACTAATAGTGGGTCTCCCATTTTTCTCTTATCAATTGAGAAAAAGGATGTTGCTTGTTGAACAACGGATTTGATAATATCTGTTGAATTTTCATTTTTATTTACAACTAAATCAACTTCTAATCCTAAATCAATGACTTCACCACTTTGGATATCTAAGTAATCGTTTAACATTCTATATTTTGAAAGATAGTTTAAAACGTTATTTTTCAACGTATTAGATACGGTGTCAATTAGATTACCATTCTCATCATATGATAACAACTTAATTCTAACTTTGTTGTCTTCCTCCATTACACTTACCTTTGCCGGTGCTCCGAATGTCGCTGGCATGGTTTCAATCATGGATTTATAATCATTTAACGTCACTGCCCTGTTTTGTGCTGCGAAGTTATATGCAATCATGTTTCTAATCTCCTCAACTGTAGGTGCGTCTGAACCTCCAACTGCCGGTGTAATATTAGTAACTCTTAATGATTGGTTTACTTGGTCATTTATTGATGTATTAGGACCGTTTACAACATATTCGAAGGTATCCATCGAACTAATGACGTTAACCCCTAAATTCGTATCTTTACCACCACCAATACGATATTTTACAAATAAAGTTGAGTTGGTTTTTGGAATAGCACCTAATGAGGTATTATTAAGGAATGTAGAAAGATTAACTTTCATGTTTCCTGTCATATAATTGTCCAAGTTATCCATTGGGTCCACGTTACCCGAACCAAAGGTCAGTGAATAATAGTTTTCAGGTGTGTATTCAGTGTAAAATTTATTAACGATACCCATATAATCACCTGATTTGAAATTATCTTTATCAGATGCCTCAGTTGGGTCTTCGACAAATATCTTATCTTCAATAAGTGATTTTACTTCGTACCATCTATTATCGGTTCCCATGAATTCATCTGAAGTTGGATTTGCTCCGTAACCTCCACCGTCTTTATGAATTACCGATGTAACACCTAATA